CAATCACGCTCCCAGACGCTGGATGTGTCTTATGTCTTCGCGCCATAGAAACCGATCCGTACTTCTTGGCTCCGGCGTAGCCGAATGGCAAGATGTCGGTGAAGTTTCTCCGGTGAATCGCTCCTTACTCGTCTCCGAAACCTGCGATGATATCGTAGGAAATTTCGAAGGCGCGAACCCGCTGTCCATCGATAGATCGTGGACCGGCGCGTTCATTCTCGAAGGCTATAGCAGACCTAGTAATAGTTTCTGCTGGCGCTTTTCGAGTTTTCCCTGTCTTTCAGGGGGAGGGGGATTCACGGCTCCGTTATTTGCGGAGCCGTCCGCGAATGCTCTGCTATCCGCTGGCCTTGCTCGATCGAACCCGAATCGTCCTGATGTGGACCTTCCGGTGTTCTTCTTCGAACTCAAGGACATTCCTCGCATGGTCAAGGAGTACGGTCGACAGATAATTGTCAAACAGGGTAAGCACCATTTTAGACCTGGTCAGGCGTTAAAGGACGCCCCTAGGTCTATTGGTAAGCATTACCTTGAATGGCAGTTCGCTGTTCTTCCGTTCTTTAATGACGTAGCGAAGATCCTCAATTTTCAGGCTGTCATTGATAAGAGAATCAGACAGCTCAAGAGCTTTGAGGATGGCGTAGCAACTAGACACGCGACGGTGTACCAGGATACAAGCGAAGAGGCCAATTGGTCTTCAGCTTACCTGACTGATCTCTATTTTGATTTCAATCGGGTCCGTTGGCGAATGCGAACGGATAGGAAAACTTGGGTGTCCACTAGGTGGATAACCAGTGTTCCGCTTCCTAGTACAGATTTCGAGCTCCGTAGACTAGCTAATCGGCTAGCCTATGGTAACGACATAAGCCTTTCAACTCTATGGGAGGCTTTGCCGTGGTCATGGTTAGTAGACTGGTTTTCGAATATAGGCGACATTGTCGCTTCTACTCGTAATGCCATGCCTGTTACCCATACCGGCTCGTGTATAATGAGGCACACTACCAAGGCCTTCGCGGCCTGGGAGTGGGAGACGGACTTGTCGGGGGGGCGAATGTCCCTCAAACCTGTCCCTATCCTGCGAGAAACAAAAACTCGCGTTGAAGCCCCATTCGTCGTCTTTCCAGAGTTCTCCCTTCCGTTACTAACGGGAGGGCAACTGTCCATCCTTTCGGCATTGACTGCCGTCAAAGGCAGTCGGTTGTAACTAAACCGAAAGGTAAAGTCAATGGCTATCGCCAATCCCCTCGTTTTGACCTATAACGCTGGCTCAAAGAGCCTCGTTAGGATCAACCAGGACAACTTCGGCTCGGAGTATTACCTCCGAGAGTCTACTCAGGATTTCCGGGTTCGAATCCGGCATTCTAAGGAGACTCCGGGCGCTGACGGTGTTCAGTATGAGCGTCATAACTTTGAGCTCACTCAGACCATCTTCAGCACCACGGTCGGTGTTCCCGATGTCGTCATTCAGACCTACGCTGTCATCCGAAACCGGAAGGCAACGTTGGCGACTGACGTCGCGCTGCTTGGTACGGCGATGTCCGCATTCTTGGACTCGACGCACTACCAGGATCTCGCGAATTGGGTAAACTAATTCGCTTCTCGATCCTGTTTATATGCCTTGCTTCCCTTGCGGGTTGCTCGGCATTCAAGCTGTCGCTAGAGGGTTTGGCTTGGGAGTCAGAATCCAAGCCCACCCCCTAGAATGAGGGCGTTCCTGTGGTCTGACTAGCCACGGAATGTGGGATAGCTGAGCGTCATAATCTCGGAGACGAGCTATGACTAATCGGCTGACACACATTGACTTTGTTGAGTGCTACCGAGCAATCTTTCAAGATTGGCTCGGATTCCACCCCGAGGACCACTCTGAGACGGTGCGTGATGACAAACGTATCGCCTTAGAATCGTCGTGTCGAGGCCTACCGTTCTTTACGATAGACCTCCCTGCCATAGGCAAGATCCTTGATCATGCCCTTGACACGGGTCTCCTTGTCCCCTCTGGACTGCCTCACACGAGGCCGTACAAGAGGGGGTCCGTTATCCCCAGACTATTCCGGGGGTTCTGGATGAGACTGTTTTACGACGATGGTCGCCTTAAGGAAGACATCGATCCTAATGATGTCGCTTTCTTCCGTACTATCTTGTACTTAGGAAAGAAACTCAAGATGGATTGTGCTCCTCGCTATGTCAACGACACAGTTAAGGAGTACTATGATGTTGAGAAAATTCTTCCAAAGTCTTCGGACCTATGGACAGATGGTTTTGATGGAGTATCCCGAGATCGCATTGGCCATTTGCTTGACCTTTGTGATCGCCGTGATCTTCTTCAGCCTTCTGACCATGCAATGGTCCGACCTTCTGGAGATTCCTCTCTCTTCCTATCTGTCCAACTAGTGTTGGACAGACTCGCGGCTGAGCTCGGCTTCATAGAAGATGCCGAGATCAAGCCGAAACACGGACCTGGTGCGGTAAGTGAAACCGTGAAGGATGGTTATAAATATAACTTTCCTACATGGAATCCGCGCCTCGAAGCTGTGCTACCGTTCTCTAGCTATGGGGTTCATTCCCCAGAAGCTTTTCTTGAGAACAGTATCCCGACTCTATATCCTCCTATTGAGGAAAGCGCCAGCAAACTCATTGCTGTACCAAAGACCCAAAAAGGCCCGAGGCTAATTGCCTCGGAACCTGTTGGCAATCAATGGATGCAACAGGGGGTTGCTGAAGCTCTTCGGAGTCGTGTAGCTGCCATGACGCTAGGGAACTCGATTGATTTCTTCAATCAGGAACCTTCGCGTAAGGCCGCTCTCGAGGCGTCCCGAGATGGCTCGATGGCGACGATAGATCTATCGTCGGCATCCGATCGTCTCTCGACCTGGTTAGTGCAGCGGGTGTTTAGGTGCAATCTGCGCCTGCTCACTTTACTGCAGTGTACCAGGACGAGGTACCTTCGGAACCCAGACTTTGCCGTAGGACCGAAGCTCATAGAGCTTAGGAAGTACGCATCGATGGGTTCGGCCCTCACCTTTCCTGTCCAGAGTGTAGTCTTCGCTTCTCTTGCCATCGGGTACGGCGTAGCCGTAACCGGTCGCTCGATTCGCGATATCTCTGGCAGTGTCCGTGTCTTTGGAGATGATATTATCATTCCCAAAGAATGGGTGGACGGCTTCTCTAGCATGCTAGAGAAGTTGTACTTGAAGGTCAACCGCAGCAAAACTTTCTTTCGCGGATTCTTCCGTGAAAGCTGCGGTATGGATGCCTGGCGTGGACATGATGTCACGCCAGGATATCTAAGACAACCTTCAAGCGCACTCCACACGCGTGAGGCACTTGGTTACCTCGATGTCATCAATAACTTCTTTCTTAAGGGTTACTGGCGACTATCGAAGTACCTTGAACGGACAGCCCGTTGGAGCACTAAGCTCTATACGGTGAACTGCCGCTCGCGTGCCTTTGGACTTGCGACATTTTGCAATGGTCTATCCCCGGCGTTACTCGGAAGAGTACGCTGGGACGACAAGTTGCACTATGACGTTGTAACTGGATACCGCCTCGTCAGCGGGAAACCCAGTATAGTCCAAGTGGAGTCCTGGAATGGACTAGCAGCATTCTTCTATGACGTCTTACGACGTCCAGAGAATGCCGATATCCTCGTCGACGACGACGGTGACTTTGTCCCGTTGTCCTCTGTCGTGGAATCGACTTCCAGGATGCCGGCG